ATGCAGTATATTTTCATGGCAAATAAACTTTCTAAAACATTCATCGATAATCTTAAGTACGACGGTAAAGATAAAATCTACCAAGACTCATCTTTAGCCGGCTTTGCTGTGTTTGCCCGCAAGTCTGGCAAAACTTATATAGTCAATAAACGCGTGGCCGGCAAGTTGCACCGAGTTGTCATATCTGACATATCATTAATCACGCTTACTGAAGCCCGAGAAAAAGCCGTCACAATTATCAGTAATCTGGTCCAAGGCATTGACCCCAATAAAAAGCAAAGTGATTCCCCTACCCAAGTGCCAACACTTCGAGAGTGTTATGAATATTTTAAAAGCAAAAAGACACTGACCGATGAAACGATTAAGTCCTATGACCGCCAAATATTAACACTGCTTAAAGATTGGCTCGATTTACCAATTAACGATATCACCAAATCAATGATTAGTGACCGCCATGCTAGACTTACAAAAGACAGCCCAGCGCAAGCTAATGCATCGATGCGCGTGCTTAGGTCAGTATGGAACTATTGCCGTCACTCATTCTTAGATGACAATGAAGAACCGATTATCAAAGAACAACCTATCAATATTCTTAACGTCAAAAAAGACTGGAATCCAATCAAACCAAAGAAAAGGCACGTCGAAGAAGAATACTTGGGCAAGTTTTTAAAAGCAGTGCTCGAGCATATAGATAGATGGTCTCACCGCCAAGCCCCCTACTCTAATAACGCCAGAGATATTATGCTTGTGTTTATGCTAACTGGCGTAAGGCTCAACGAAGCGCAAACGCTGGCATGGTCGGATATCGATTTAAAGACTGGCAAAATACTATTTAAAGATACTAAAAATGGCAGTGACTATCCGTTGCCCATGGGTGATGTACTTTGGTCATTGATGAAACATCGAGCAAAGTTTACCCAGGGCAGTGCTTGGGTGTTTCCGTCGCAGATAAAACGCATTGATGATCATGTCAAAGATTTAGGTGGCAGTTACGAAGTGATTAGCGGCAAGGCTGGTCTATACATCACGCCACATGATTTGAGACGCACCTTTATTTCGGTGGCCAATCGCCTGTCGATGAATTATCCTGTGCTAAAGCGCCTATTGAATCATCAAGATAGCAAAGTCAGTGATGATGTAACACTGCAATATATCCAAATCTCACAGCGTGAAATTCGTGAAGCACTCAATGAGATTGAGAAAGTTTATTTTGCTGAAGCTGGATTGATTCAAGATGATATAATCAAAAAACTATTTGCTTAAATACAGCAAACAAATACCTAGCCTTAATGTATCTAAATTTTTAATTTAAAAGAATATTATTGCATAATACAATTGTTTCTGATTTAATTCATTTTAGTAATATTATGTAATATTACTACATTATCAAACAAATCACTAAAGGATTTTATTATGAAAAAATTACTAGCTTTGTGCATTCTTTCTTTGTCTTTTACTACCGCTTATGCTCATTCTGGTGGTACTAATGCTTCTGGTTGCCATGTTGACCACAAAACTGGTGTTTACCATTGCCATTAATTTTTAGTTTGTAAGTATTAAGCCCAAGCTAAATCTGCTTGGGTTTTTATTATTTTTTTAAGAAATTCAATTCAGATACATTTTTTTAAGCTTTAAGATGGATATCTAATGAATCGTAGACAACAAAAAGTTTTAAAACAATTTTTACTAAGCATGACTTTTCTAGCATTCTTATACTTTGTTGTCCTACCCTGGTACATGGGCAGAGTACAAAAAGCTGGTACTGACTTCCTCCAACAAAGTGAGCAAATCTATCAAAAAACTCAGGCTGATTTAAAAGCGCAACAGCAGCGACAAGAACAAGAAAGGTTAGAACAAGCAATGAAGCCTGTATATGTTGAGAAAATCCATCAAGGTTATACGACAAAACGCGCTGAAATTCGCACTTGTGCTAATCCTGCCTGTACCGTAGTTGGACATTTGGACAAAGAAACCATGGTCAAATGGAATGAAGTAGAAAACGGCTTCATCAACTATGATTCCGCCTATTACATTAAGATTGCTGACGTTAAGCAACTTTTTTGATACTAAGGCTCAATATGCAACTCGACAATTTAGATTACCGAATAATCACCGAAGCCCTGTACCATCTTGCCACTAATCCTGACCTTGAGATTAGCGATAAGATGGTGGCAGAGCTCACAGACGACGAATTTGAGAACCGGCTACTCTGTCTGAGAGAGAAAATTGCACGGCTTGAAAGTAAAAGCCGTGGTGATGATTATTATTTTTAAGCTGGCAACTCGAAATGCGGTCCATCAGTAAATGCTTTTTTACCTAGTTTGTGCCGTGCTGCCCCATAATTATCAACCCATGATTTGGCTGTGCCTGACTTATTATTGATAACTTCCCAACACCCGCCCCAACGTACATTAATACCCAATTCTTTAGCCGCTTGTTGCATAGCTTCGGCAATCGCATAAAAGTAGCGCCAATCCCACGATACCTTGCCGTTAACTATCGGCACTAAATCAACCGCAAAACCACCGATGTGACGGCTATTCATCGTTTGACTTGCCCCACTTTTGACCAATTGACGTTGTCGCTCAATAGTACGCAAACCTTCATTCACTGCAAAATCTTGCTTGCTAATTTGGATAGCGCGTTTAACCACTTTAACCAATGCTGGATTGACACCTTTTAATTTATCCATGCTGTTAGCGGATAAATTAAAGTTGCTTGCGTTTGGCAGTTCAATATCGGGCATTTTAAAGTCTGCATCTGTCACTAATGGGTCAGTCTTATTGATAACATTTATATCAACACCTTCTTGTACTGTGCATACCCCGCCTTTCATTGCAAGGGTCACAGCAAGAAGTGTTTTTTCACCTGCAATACCATCGATATCACCATGATAATAGCCGCCGGCTTTAAGCTTAGTTTGGATTTGTGAAACATAGCTGCTCATAATATTTGCTCCATAAAAAACCGCCAACTAGGCGGTTTTGAGTTTTTTGTTAAGTAAGTTTTGCCCGTACCAACACGCCAGCCCTATGACGTGACACAGCACACCAATAATTAATGCCCACCATGCTTTATGACTAATACAATTAACTGACAAGTCCCAAAAGAAAACAAAGAATGATAATCCGCACGCACCCACAAATAGTAAGGCCCAATCCGCCCCTAGCTGTGTCGTATCGATACGTTTACAGACACGCGCTTGCATGGCAATACAAAACAGTAATGCGGATAACGCACAGCCCAGCACTTTGATAAACTCAAGCATGGGCGAGGTGATGTAAATATAAGCAAATAATGCGACAATCAGCATGAGCGCAAATAGCGCGCCTTGTTTTGTGATTACAAATTTCACTGTGCATCCTCCTCTTTAATACCCATTGCACCACGCATTTTTTTAGAGATGGCTTCTGGTAATAGCGCCACCAGAGTTGCTACTACTGTTTGTCCAGATGCCGCCAAAAACGCTGCCACCGCAGCAAGCTCAATACCAGGTATATCCATTTTTGCCACCTTGATAGATAGCAAGGATAAAAAAACGCCGCTGATTATAGCGGCGCTTAATTTGATTTTTCCTTTACTGACACCGAGTTTTTCGTCGATGTGATTATCAGAGTAATAGCAGTAGCAAGTACCGACAAGCACCCCTAATGCAAACAGCCCCCACATTGCTAGGGCTGTTACTGTTAAGTCTTTCGGCATATTTGCCCCCTTAAATAAAAACCCACCGATGAAGGTGGGCTAATGATTAAATCCAAGCTGTACCAGACCACCGCTTAAACGTATTTGTCGTTGTGTCAAAATTAGTCACACCCACATCAAATCCAGTTAACTGCGGTAAATCAGCCGTTGCAAATGAGCCTGTCGCCCACTTTGTCGCTCGCCATGTCGTAGTTTTGCTAAAATTATCAGACGTACAAATCCACTCATACGGTTTACCGTTTGTGATTTTATTAAGTATCAACACATCCCCATTGTAAGCCGTAATGCTTGATGTTGGCTCTGTGTCAGATGTAATAGTGCGATTGCCTGTTTTGATATGTACTCGACCTGTGACACCCGCGAACGATGGAACTGTGACGGTAGCTTTTTCAAGTGGCAAAACCGTACCTTTAAAGTTGATTTCGTTTGAAACTGTCGCACCCACACTACCATCTGCGGACAACGCGTATAACATATTTACATTATTAGCTAGTGGCGTATATTTACCAATAGTTATCCTTGATGATGCGCTGTTGTAGGCGTAAGTGTTTCTAAACGCTGTTGTGGCATTAATTTCACCACCGTCCCAGTCAATCATCACATAACCATCGCCATTCACAGCGTATATAAACTTAGACAGCACCTTACAATTCCTAAATTTTAGAATGTCATTTGTAGCTGCATCTATTCGATTTGATAAAACAGCCGCACTTAACGTAGTCTCATCTACACCGTTTGCGTGCCTAAACTTACACTCATTAAAATTAACGGTCACATTCTTAATGGTTTCTACTCCGTTGACACCCCAACTTATATTTAAAGCGTTACTTTGTTTTGCGATAAAAGTTACGTTATTGAACTCGGTGTAGCATGGGTAGATGTAGTTAGAGTTTGACGCAGATGTAGTAAATACACAGTTATTAAAAATCAACTTAGTATTTGCGTTAGATATACCGTTCTCTTTACCGTTAAAGTTAACGGGTGTTGAGTAGATTTGCACGTTATTTGCTATGCCTGTAGCACCGTCACCGCAACATAAATCTGCCCCCGCCATGCTAACAGGATTAGCATTATTAAGGTCAATTTCTACATTATTAATGTTCCAATTTAATTGCTTTATACCACCAAATCCCGACATATCGACTTCGATATCAATTCGAGCGTTTTGAGCGATATAACCATCTAACACAAGTTTTGAATTACCGCCACTAGCGACAAATCCACCGCGAAAACAATTAACCGCTTCAATATTTTTAGCAGTGACATCACAGTTGTGCCACATACCTATGCCGTCTGCGACACTGTTAGTAAATTGACAATCCTGTACTAAAAATTTACTGCGTTGTTCAGCATTACTCAATAAAGCATTGTCACAGCCAGTTAAAAAGAGTGATGCTGCTTGTTCTTGTGCGTAACCACCCGACCATTTCATATTGTCTCGGTTGCCGTCAAAGATAAGATTTTTAAATGTGTGACGTACATTTGTTGCAGATAAAAAACTTTTCTCGTCTTTGCTGACCGCAAAAATACGCCACCACTTTAATGTATTTTCGTCTGTAACTGCCCCTGCTGGCGTTTTCTTGATTGTTGCTCTGCCATTTACGCCCACATAATGCACACCTGCCTTGAGATTAATCAGTTTGCACACATAAGTTTTACTGCCATTAAACAGCAGCGTTTGCTCAATACCTGTACTTGTAAATTTAGCGGACAACTCATCAATCGCTCTTTGTATTGCGGTAGAGTCATCAGTTACGCCATCCCCTTTTGCACCCCAGCTATCAACATAATACGCATACGTCAAATTATTAATTTGTTGCTGTGTTTTGCCGCTTGCATCTTTAACGAGTGTAGCAATCCATCCGTTAGCTCCTGCTGCGGCTGCGGCTGCGGTGTTGATAGCGTCATCAAGGTTTTGTAAAGCTGGCTTAATTGCGTCGTCCATGGCGCCTGAAATATTATCTAAGGTGTCTTGCAAATTGTCACTAAACCACGAGCCAATCTTTGCGACATCATTGACCAATACATCATTACGATCAGTGATACGGATGCGATAAGTACCATCAAGGTAAATATCCGCCTCACCCGCTGCATCTAAGATAATCGGATTGGTATTGGGGGTTAAGCCGTAAGGGTCTTTGTAAGTTACCTTTGGTGTGGTCGTGTTGGCTTCGTACGTATGTACTTTACCGCCTGCAAGCGGCTTGCCGCATCGGTCAAAGAATCGAGCTTTTACAAACGGGATTGGGGTTACAGCTCTTACCATAATTTTTCCTTAAGCATAAAAAAACCACCGCTAGGGTGGTTTGTTGGGTGGTTTGGTATTACTTGGCAGTATTGGCACCGCCAATAACACCGAGTTTGGTCAGTATGTCGATGAGTTTCTTTTCTTCTTCGCCGTACAAGATATTGTCTAACATATCATTTGACGCTTTTGCGTCGCTGGCTACCGAGCCTTTTAACGCACGGTTAACTTTCACGCTGTCCTGCACGTCTTTGAGTGGCGATAGCGCAAGGCGTACACCAGGGCGATTTAAGATAGTGCCCAAGAAGTTCATCGCAGCGGATGCCGTATTTGAGTTGTTGACGTAGCTATGCGGTGGCTGAGTAATCAGATAGTGCATCGCTGAGCCGATATCTTTTAGCTTTGCCACTTCCTCGGGAGAAAACAAGATATTCAGTCGTCTATCACCGATTTGACCCAGTGCCTTTGCCATTGCAGCAGGGCTTGGCTGCCCATTGCTTTGCAAGGTTTTATCCATGATGTACTTGGCAACTTGCCCGCGAATGTCATTGACCGCTTGAGTGTCAACGCTGCGCAGTAATTTCACCGTGTTTTCAAGTTCAGCCACATTACCACCTAAGATATGCTGATTAAATAGCTTATCGGGCTGTTCGCCTTTTACGGTAGCTTTTAGCAGCGGATTGGCTTCAATTTGCTCAACGCGCATTTTGTGAGCCGTGCGAGCAAGGTTATACATTTGAGCTGCGTCATTGTTGCCTTGGGTCAATAACCCTTGCATGGCTTGTTCTTGCCGCTTGGTCAATGCGTCACGCACCACGCTGATAGCATGAGTGGTGCTTGTCGGTTGTCCATTCTGCAGACTTGCCTTATGCTCACGGTTTAGGATTTTGATAAATCCTTCAGATTTTCCCAATGTGAATTTATCGGGGTTATTACTGATATCCTTGATTAGCTTATGCACGTTTTGCGGTAGGCTTGACATGGCGTAATCTGCATCAAGGCGCGTAATAGCGTCATTGGCAAATCCTGCACCGTCTAGCAGTACATCATTACCCTGCGCGGATTTAGCCGCGTCATACATTTGCCCGACTTGCTGCTTCATGGTCGCATTGTGATTGTCTAGCGCGTCAACGGCTTTACTCATCGCACCGTATTGGTCAATGGCTTGACCGTCAGTCTTGGTCACAAAGTCATCCATCAACGTAGATAGATTTTCATTATCTTGGATAAGTTTGTCGCGCAATGGGTCGCCAGCGCCATGAATTTTGGCAAGTTCAGCTTGTTTGTTCCATAGCTTAGGGTCGCCTGTAAGCTGCGCTTTAGTAGGGGTGATACCAAGTCTATCAAACACCACTTTACGCGCTACCGCCTCTTTATTGACCGCCTTGCCAGACTTCAACGCTGCGCCAACATCTTTACGCAAACCGCGCAAAATATCATCGGATAAATCACCCATACGGATATTGCGGGAAGTTAGCGCAATCTCAATTTGGTCGTCAATCGTTGCACCCATTCTAGCAGACGCACGGCTTGACGCATTGGGCGATAGCTTAGTGTTTAACTTAGCAATGCCTTTACCAATTGGATGGGCGATTGCACCACCGATAGCACCGCCTGCCGCTGCATACTGAGTATTTTTCAATCGCTCATCTGCGTCTTTGGCAAACATCACCCCGCCTGCTGCTGCACCCGATAACGCATTTTGACCCGTAACGCCTGCCGCTTGCACCACTCTACCCGCCTTCGTTGCAGCATTGACGCCTTGATAGCCTTTGGCAAACGCTGCGGCTGGCAAAGTAGCAACCGTCTGACCGACAAAACGCCCAAAGTTAGTGCCTGCGCCCGACTCTGTTCGAGCTTTTTCATAAAAGGCTTTCTCATCGGCTTTTTCTTTGGTAAATTTTTCGTAGTCATTACCGCCAGTAACACCATCTTTTAAGTACAGTGCGCCTTGCTTGATACCGCTAAACACATCATCCATGCCTGCGCCAACGTCTGCCAAAAATGACGGCTTCTCATACTTCGGCTGTTCAGGCTGTTTGACCGCAATAGTGATATTTAACCCTAATTGCTGGGCAATATCGCCTTCGGTATAGCCGTCTTTTTTCGCCATGGTAAAGCGGTTTTTGTACTTTGGGCTATTTTTCAAGTGGGCAAAAATCTCTGCGTCACTATAACCATCTTTGCGAGCCGCGTTGATTTTGGCTTGGGTTTCTTTAGAAATTGCCATGTGATTTCCTTAGGCGATAAAAAACCCGCACTTGGCGGGTCGTAAAACGTGTTTTTTATAGATTAATAGTCATCAAATCTAACTTTTGGCGGCTTCATTTCATCGACAGAACACGAGATATCAAACACTTTGTCATTGATATCTTTTACATCATTGCTCAGCATTTCAATGTTTTCCTTGAGCTCATTAAATTGTCGATTCTGCTCGTATTCCAAAACCTTGAGCCGCTCAATAATTTCCCATAGACTTGAAATAGCAAGATATGCCGAAATAACCACTACCGCCAAAATCACATATAACATAACCAATCCTCTGTTAGAGTTTTGGTTTAATATACTCGACCTAGCAAGAATTAAGCAACAATTATCCGCCACCTTTCATCAAGTCCGCCACGTTAAACTTGCCAAGCCCTTGTGGTTGTTGCGCTTGTAAATCAGATACCTTAAACTGTCCTAGCGGCTGTGGCGCTTGCGGTGTTTGCTTCATTAAATCTGCCACATTAAACTTACCCAATGGTTGCGGTTTTTGTGGCGCCTGTTTCATCAAATCAGCGACATTAAAACGACCAAGTGGCTGCGGTGCAGCTTGCCCGTCATTTTGGGGTGTATAGCCTTTATCGCCAAGCATACCAGCGAGAGAAGATAGATAGTTCCTTCGGCGCGCATCATGTTTTTGCCAGTTAAAAGGTACGCGTCCACCACCTTTGCCGCGTATCGTATTTTGCCCATACGCCCAAACAATGTAGTTCCTGCCTAATTCCTGAGCAAACTGTTCAGGGCTACCGTTTGGGTTGTTTAAGAAGTTGCGTAATTTACCTTTGTAACCGGTCAGCATTTCACGCACAGAAAACGCCGCCTGTGCGTTTAGGTTGGCTTGGCTTTGTTGACCTAATACGCCAGCATTACGCATATAATTCAAAACCTGAGTATCACGCCCTTGGTTCCACGACAACATACCGACATTGCGAATGGCACCGCCATTTTTATCTTTTGCAGGGTCAGTATGCGTACCAAAGAGCGTACTCGGATTAAAAGAGTTTTCGCGCCCTACCTCAGCAGTGATTGCCATCGCTTGATTGTGTGACAACCCTGCATTGCGATAGGCTTTATACACCCCTACATTGACTGGGGTGCCATCAAGTAATTTAGCGATCATAATTTAAAATCCATAAGCTGATAACGGTGGTCTTGGTTTACCGCTTGGCGTTTTGGGCGCAGCGATACTTTCAGGCGGGGCAGATGCGGCAGGATATCCGCCTGTACCGTTGTTTAGGTATTTTTCATTAAGTGCTTGCAGTTGTCTCAAAGCCGCCATGCGTGTAGCAACTGGCAGGCTTGCATTGCTCAAATCACCCGCCATCTGTTTATACATTTGCACGTCTTTATCAGACTGCGGACCTTCCATTTTCGGCATATTTGAAACAAGTTGACCCGCAATCGTACTAAGTTGTGCCGTGCCTTGCGCCCCTTCAGTTGACACGCCAAACCAACTTGCGCCAGTGTCCAATAGGCTGCCAATGCCGCTACCTGTAGCCTTGCCGCTCGACAAGATTTGCTCGGCTTGTTGGGTCAGTGTTAGCACATTTTGCGCTCTTTTTGTTTCCTGCTGCAGTGAGTTTTTATTGCCGCTACCATCGCCCAGTGATGTTGCTTGCTGTCCAGTTTTAGGGTCAATAAAAGCGTCTGCCGTGCCGTCAGGGTAAACAGTGTAAACCAAACCATTGATTAGCTGCTGCTTGCCTTGTTTTTTGGCGGCTTCAATCTCTTTTTCTGTGCGATAGGTGGCTTGATTAGCGGTGTATTTAGCACCTTCAAGCGAATTATCGCTACCATACATACTGGCTTGAGTGGTACGCACATTATTGCGCTCAGACGTTTGATTGGTGTTAATCGTATTTTGGCGCGATGTTTCATTATCAAGTGCATTGTCCGCTGTGGTAAGGTTATATTTCGGGTCTTGAATCCCCTTATACATGGCAAACGCATATTTTTGAGCCTGTGCAGTGTCAGCGGGTAGATTGTTAATCAATCCTAGCTTTTGATTATAAGTTGCTTCATCAATCAAGCCGCGTGATTTTTGAATCTCAAGTTGTGCAATGCCTGCGTTTTTACCACCGTTTAGCACTGAACCCCATACCATTGAGTCAAGTTTGGTATTTTGGTCAATGTCAAGCCCTGTAGTCTCAACACCGACCTTTTTGCCTTCAGCGGTTGACTTACCTGCGTCTGCATCATTTTTGCGACCCAGTGCGTAAGTTTGGGCAGTATCTGCATAAGTTTTATTCAATTCTGCGTCAAACTTTAACCCATCGCGCATGGCTTTAGCTTCAGCCGCTCGATTATCGTTGTACTGCTGCATAAGCTGTGGGGAGAATAGCTTGTGCTTTTGAGCAAATGCCTTTTCCTCCGCAGGTGTTGCCATTTGATTCATGTCATTAATTTGACGAGCAAGCAACAATTTACCAAATGCGCCGCCTAAGTCACCCAACATATTCATGTTATTGGCTTGCTGAGTTTGGGCATTAATCGCCCCATTGGTGATGATACTAGGGTCTAACATAACTCACCTCAAATTACTGGATTCATAAATTTTGCAGCCGTGCCCGCCAAGCCAAGCAATGACCCAAAACCATTAGCGACACTATTACCCGCTGCAATCGTGCCCGCTGCCTGTGAGTTAGCACCTTGCATGGTGTTGTTTGCAATAGCTTGAGCGGTTTGTGTGCCTGCATTACCTGTTTGCGCTGCCGCATTTTGCCCGATGCCTACCAAATTAGACAAGCGGTTGTACTGATTGGTTTGGTCAGCATTAAATCGATTATAAGCATTTTGATACTCTTGGCTCGCTGACTCTTGACCATAGTTTTGCAGGGCTTTAAGCGTTGCCCCTGATAATAAGCCACCTTGCGCTGCTGCGCTACCTTGGATGGCGTTATTGCCTTGATTGACGCGAAATTGGTAGCTAGGGTCATCATAAATATCTTGACCTGAGTAGGTTTGATTAAAAAAACCATTGGGCTGCATTTTGCCCATTAACTGAGCCAGTGCATCATTGCCAGCCGTGCGATAGGGGTTTAAATCACTTCGCACCTGGTCAAACATATCTTTTTGAATTTGACTGGCTTTTTCTGCCGCATTTGCTTGGGTTTTTGCCGCATTTTTCGCGGCTTTTGCTTGCTGATTTGACCCAGTGATTGAGCCGATGGCTTTACCGACAAATGACATGTTATCTCCCCTGATTTTTTAGGTATAAGTTTTTAAACATAATGGTTTCGATTGGTACAAAGCCTTTTTTGTACCACATCAACGCACGGTCGTTTGGGTCAAGATTGGCAAGCGTCCAGAAACTTGCCTTCTGTGCAATGTACTCTTGGCTAAAGTGTAGTAGCTTGGTCGAGTGCCTGCGGTGTTCAGGCAATACAAAAATCGCATCGGTATGCGCTTGATTATGCCCTTTGTGCCGTGGCATGGCTGAAATAACCACCCAATGAAAGCCAATGGGCTGCCCACCATCGCGCATGACAATACAATGCAGTAAATCATTAGCATCTAGCTCATTGTATAGCTCATGGTCAAAATCAAGCGGCAAGCTGGTGATTTTCGCCTCGACCAATGCAAAAACTTGTTCACACAAGGGCATTAATTCATCGATGCAATCCGACCAGTTTTCGCGATTAATCGTTATCATACCGACTGTTCCATGACTGACAGCGTGGCGTTAGCACCCTGCCCAACTAGCACGACTTGCATACCCTCCGTGAGCACATGATTAACGACTTCAGGGCAAAGATAGCTTTCATTGGTGGCAATGGTCTTTTTGACCAAACGATTAGCGGCTTGTACTGACCCACTAGCCGGTACAAGATACACTTCCACGCTGACTGGATTTGCGCTTGTATTGTGTAGTGACAATGCACGAATTTGGGCAACACACAAGCCTGGCACCACATAGGCAACATTATTGTCCGCTAGTAAAGTTTGCGGTTTAAATGGGTTTAGATATCGAATCATGGGGCAATAATCTCATTGGTTGGCATAGCGACCATATCAAAAGTGGGTGATGGGTTTATAGATACAGCAACCATCGGCATAGTTTCAGCTTGTATAACGGGCAATGCCACTGTATCAAACTGGGTATTAGATATATTTAGCAACATTTGCCCTGTTAGCGACTGTGTTGGCAGTTGGCTTGATAGCTGCAATAAAGTGAGCAAGTCCGCCAAATCGCCTGTGTTGAGCATTGACGCTAGTTTCTCAAAAAACCGCACCCATGTTGGGTTCATCACGCCATTGGTATACATCGGCTCAATGATGGGCACTTGCGATACACGGGGAATTTGTGGCATTTATCTCACCTTTGCTTTTGCGCCCAATAAAATCAGCCTTGCCGCATCCGTCATGCGAATACGAAATACACGATTAAACGATTGTCCAAGTCTGCGAAAAATCAGCCGTTTTTTATACTCACCGATACCGCCTAAATCCTCTTGTCTGTCATTCGACCAGGTGCGCCCTTTGTCATCCGACCAATCCAGCATAATCAGCGGCTTGGCATTTTCATCCTGCCCCACCTGAGCAATGATTTCGACTTCATCAAAAACAAGGCGCTGTCCCTGTGGGTTTAGGCAGGGCGTAACGCGCTCACGCATGATTAAGCTGCCATTATCAGTTTGGCAGTTTGGGCATAGTCGATACACAAGCCCATTAGCGCGGTCACCGACTAAATGCTCACCATCAAAAAAGCAGTGACTGTTAGCGCGGTGGTGTTCGTGACTAAAGGTTTCAGCATTGTAAAAACTACGCTCATGCCACATCTGCGTTGCCGCGTCATACACCCACGTTTTTTGGGCAGTGGGAAAACTAATTACATAAAAATTATGGCCTTCGCGCTGGTAGCTAAACGCATAGGCGTCATCAATCTGCACGTAACTGGCAAGCTCATTTTCAATGGCATGGTTGCTAATGCGGCTAACTTGATAGCCTTGCGTCATGACAATTTGCGCGTTACCGTGTTCGGTTTGTGATAGCCAAATCAAGCTACTACCAAATGCGCTAACGGAGTCTTTAGCCGCGCAGCCTACTGGGATATAAGCACCCGATGTACGCTGATAGGGCAAGTCCTGCGAGCCTGTGCTATTCCAAATTTCAGTGGTTTTGACACCAATAAGCCACAACTGCCCGTTACTGGCTATCACGCGCACTAGGTTATCGCTTTGCGCTTCAGCCGTGGCATAATTTAGCGCGGTTGTCGTGGTGCTTAGTAAGTTTGACCATTGTATTTTGCCGCTATTGGGTGCTGACCAAATAAAGCGAGAATCCAAAAAAGTCACCGATGACGCACCAAAAAAACCTGTATCATCATTAATCAGTAGTTTGGTTAAACTGCTATCAGCCATTTTGTAGCAATAAGCAGCATCACCGACAATCATCACTTGCACACTATCATCAGCAAACGTCACTAAGTCAGTGCCGCTAATCTCACCAATCTGCTGTGACGTGCCATTTTTGACAACGTACAATGCTGTGCCAGCCACCACCAAAAAACGGTCAGGCAAAGTGTAAAGCCCACGAATTGCACCGGTAAATTCAAAGCGCTTTACCAGTCCTTCAGTGGGTAGCAGTGCGCTTACCGACTGCGTATTGCCACTCTCAATGACCTGCGGATATAGATTAAGTGTGCGTTGGCAGTCAATCGCCCAATCCTGCAAGTGATAAGACTGCCCTACAATGGGTATATCAATAAGTGCAGCCACGTTTACCTACTCCGATATTAATTGAGTTATTAACATACAATGGGGTGATATTTGAGCGCTTGAGCAAGTTAATAGCATTACGCTGATTGACTACCAATGCACTTGATGGCTCGACCCCAAACATAGGTGCAATCTCTAACGCCAAAGTGAGCTTTAACGCACGCTCATACTGTTTTGGCAAGTGCAATTCATCATGTGGGCATAGGTCAAATGGCAAGGTAAATGCTTTGATTTTAAGCTCACCGCCATCGGTATCAATGATAAATGACCAATTAGGGTTATCAACTTGATAAGTCACGCCAGCGTATTTACTGTCATTGGTATCACGCACCAAAGTGATTGGCTTATCATCAAGCCAAGCGTTATCTGAAATACTGGCGATTTCTGCGGTGATATCAGGACGGGCAAGCAGCTCACCACAGCAAGTTAATTCATATTCACAACAATCCCCTTCAATCTTGCCAACAAGGTAAGTATTGCGACCTTTTACCAATGGAATGGTGATTGTAGTGGCTTTGTGGACATACAGCTTATGCGTAGCCCACTGGCTTAAAATATCTTGCAAGGCTTCAATCGCGTCAGCAACTTCTTCGCCACTGGCGTTTTCACCGGCTGCCAACACGCCTAATTGCTTTAACGCGGCTGATACGATTTTACTGACGTTCATGGGTTATTCCGATTCAATGACCAATTTTAAAAGCGTGTCTTTGCTGTCACGGCTGCCAAACTCAATGTTGCGCTCGGTTAAAATCGCTTTGAGTTCATCGGATTGCATGTCTTTAAGCTGATAGCCGCGTACTTCGGCTTCAAGCTCTGCAATCCGCGCCATAGCATTGGCATAGGCTTCTTGCAGTTCATCTGCGGCTACCGGCTCAATCGCTTCACCTTCGGGCAAATCACCAAAATTAACTGCACCATGCTCACGGACTTGCGCTTCTTCGTCTTCATCTTGGACAATGACCATTTCATGCGTGACGGTATCGCCAAGGTATAATGCTTTTGGGTATTCAAGTTCTTCCATCGTTCCTATTCCTTACTCTGCTTTTTCGTAAGTTTTGGCGAAAATATCAGGCTTACATGGATAAAATTCACCATTTACCCCTTTGATAATGTAATCGCCAACTTGGGCTTCCATAACGCCCTCAAGCGTAGGTATCTCAATAGAAACCTTGCCTAAAGGATTGCCGGCATCTGGCACTGTTTTAACTCGCATAGGCAATCGCACAAAGTCAAAAATCTCATCGTCATTGTATTCTACTCTTTCTGCAAACCTGCCCTGAGTTCTTGATAATTCAACGAATTGTATAGCTTCAATAACAACTGGCTTTTTGCGGTACTTCATTTTCAATCTCCCGAATAAAAACAGACGACCGAAGCCGCCTGTCTATGGGTTAATGTGATTACTGCGTTACGCGGCTTGCATGGATACCACGTACAGTTTGGAAGCCATACAACACATCAATACGAGTACGCTCGATATCGTTGTTACCATCGCCAAACGTCATCACACGCACGTTTGCGCCACTTGGCAAACGCGCTGTGTAGCCTTCGCACGATGCCAAAACTGGTAACGGTGCAAATGCTGCGGTAAATGCGTCTTTGTGGAATACCAAGTTTTGTGGACCATTGACCGACACCACAGTGACAGCCGCACCATTGGCAGGTGACGCGGTGACGGTTTTGTTTGGTGCAAGTGGGTTGATAGCTGGGTAAATGCTTACTGCGGTTGCAGAACCAACGGTTTTGGTTTCTTTGACCGCAAATTGCTGCAATGTACCCATATCAGCGCCAGTGAGCGGATGGACAGCGTTAACGCCTGCAATGGTAAACACTGTGCCGACTACCAACGTGCCAGCGGTTGAAGCCGCTAGGTTCAACGTGCTACCGCTTTGACTTGCACCTGACACAGTAATGCCTGCGGCTGTACCATTGGCAAACACAGGGATGGATTGATGTTCAAAGATATCTTGACCAAACGCATTCGCCACGAAGCCGTCAATATAGGCTTTTTCACTGGTTTTGGTTGGATTCCACATACGTGATACTTCGCCAGATAACGCCACGTTAGCGGTACTAGTGATTAACGCATTGCGGTCGCCTTTAGGTGCAAGATATTGATTTAACTTTGCGCGTGCCAATGCCAATGCGTTAGATGGATTTGAGCCTGCCAAGTTCATTGCCACTTGGTTTGGTGTACCAATCACGCCGCGCATCATCAAGTCAGCTTCAACCACAGACGCCAAGGTCTGCATTTGTGGACGTAAGATACGCTCTTTAAAGTCAGTGATGTTTAACAGTTTCTCTTTGGCACCAAACTGCAATGCAACATGCTTTTGGGTGTCAAGCGTCAAGTTGACTTTATCTTCTACCACGTCAGTACCTGAGCCGCCCCCTGCGAACACGGCACCATCAAACACTTTACCCGCGGTTGGGATTTTGATAGTGACCGTATCGCCTTTTTTGTAGCCTTGTGTGTCTTCGCCAAATTCGTCTTGGCGTCCTTTGTTGATATTTGCTAAAAACGGCGCTTCTTCTTCAAGCATTTTAGCCGCTTCTCGCGCGATCATTTGGTGGGTTAAAATTTGATTTGCCATAAATTATTTACCTTTTCTTTTTTGGGATTCTTGTCGATACCACTCGTCATCGCTCATCTTGCTAGGGTCTTTAGCAACGGGCGCATTGGCGGTAACGGGTTTAATAGGTGGTGGAGCGGTTGGCACCTTAGTAGGCGCGGCATTTGATGGTTGTTTGCTTGCAATCATTTGCCCAATTTTGACCGCTGCTTGCACTGGGTTTAGCTGTGATAACTCGATGTATAAATCATCGTTTTGCAGTAGTTCAGCGGCTAAGTTCAGCGTGTCTTTGGCGGACAGTCCGAATTGGTCAAGCGTGATGGGTAGCGGTGGCAATGCATTAGCCTTCGCCATCAATCCATCTACATCAATACCGCCATCTTTTAACTCGCTGATAGCAGTTTCAAATTCGGCTTGTTGTTCGACCTGTGTTTGTTGGGCTTTTTCAGCTTCAAGCTTGGCAAGTACACGCTGTTCAGCTTGGGCAACATAGTATTCCTGCTGCGCTTTTTGATACTCCGAATAATCGTCAAAATCTTCGATGTTCGGTGCGTCAGACGCTTTAGGCTCTGATTGCTTTTGCTCATACTCGGCTACTTTACGTTGTAGTTCGGCTTTTTCACGAGCGAGCTGCTGAATACGCTTTTGTGAGCGGCTTTGCTTTTCAGTTTCCTGTTCTTGCTTGGCTTGTTCTGCCTTTTCTTCTTCGGTTTGTTCAACCGTTTCGGGTTCGGCTTGTGGCTGTTCGATATCCTGACTATCTGCGCTAGTATTTTCCGTGTCAGCGGTTGCCACGTTGTCAGTATCAATATTGTCCATCGTTTGCATTGGTTTGCTCCATATCATTGACCGGTACGCTATCCCCAAACTGGTCAGATTCAGGGGCGAAGTTTTGAGCCATTTCATCAGGCATTAAAAAACCCTGCTCGGATTCGGCAGGGTTCTCAATGTGTTCGCTCGGCATGGGTGGCGGCTCGTCCATCTCATGCTGCGGGGGTAATTCATGTTCGGGTAATTCTTGGTCGTATTCTTCGGTTTCCATCCATTCAGGTGGCACCATTTGTTCAACCGCTTGCAAGTTACCCATGTGCTGAGTGAGTAGCGACACAACGCCCTTTAACTCCTCAACATCGGCTTTACTTTCAGCATTGATTTGTGCGACTCGGATGTCTTTTTCCGCTTGCAGTTGGATTTTGACCAGCTCAAGCTGTCTATCCGCATCTTTGTCATTAACCAAGCCTTGTAGCTGCTCGATTTCAGCGGTCATTTTCTGCACAAGTTGGTCAAGCTGCATGATTTGCGCTTTGGCTTGCTCAGGGTCAATTTGCTGCTCTTTGCCTGTGAGCTGTGGCGGCATCGTTGACTTGATGCGTTCGGCAATCTCTTTGGCATTAAGCAGTGGTGAGTTTTGCAGCAAGATATCACCAATCAGGCTAAACAACTGCGGATTCATGCTCAAAAGCTGCATCATCAGCGCAAAGTTTTGCTCACGCTGCGTATTAAATGATGGTCCCGTGTCCATGCGTACATCATAACGACCAACTGTCACATCAGCCATCACACCTTTGGCGGTTTCCTCAAACAATTTGACTTGTTCGCTTTCACCATCAACACCCACAATGCGTCTAACCATTGGCACGGTGTAAAGCGCCTGATAAAGCCCAAGCAAGATTTTTGCACCGTGGCGAATTGACTTGTTTAAGTTGTCTTGTAGATGAAATTGAGCGGTTTCGGACTGGCGTTGACGCATACCGATTGCCACGCCTGACGTTTCATTACCTTGACCACCCATAAAAGGTGCGTGCATATTCAAAATATCAGTAATGCCCTGTTTGGCACTTTCTGCCGCGTTTAATACGCCCACTGGAGGTTGAGCTGCACCCATGCGAAATGGAGCAGGACGTTGATTGCCAGACTCATCAACAAAGTTATAATAAACAGCCGCATATTTGCTAGGATTTTGCCATTGTTCTTCATGCCCTGCCACACCCTCGGCATCTGCTACCAAAATGTCATCTTGGTTTTTCTGCAAAATGTGCGCTTCAGTTGATTTCCAATAGTTGAATAATCGTTGTGGGTCTTTAGCAAAATGCACAAGCGAGAAAATATAGCGCTTTTCCTGCACCCAAGTGACTTCACCATAGACAGGAACGATGGGGATATATCGACCAGGGAAGGTATTTTCTTCAAGCACTTTTGCGCCTGATACTTTATACCACTTCACTTCTTTTCGTGTCGTTGGTCGTGCCGCTTGTAAAATACCCGCATTCTTTAGGATGTTTTCAGCTTCACCATATTGTTCAGCCAACACCGACTTATAGTTTGACGTGCCATCGGTCAGTAGCCATAGTGTGTCTTTGACTTCTTCAAGTTTGAAATACTCGACAATGCGTAATGTTTTATCGCTGTCATCGTACCAATCCGAATAGTTACTGCTCTCAAAGTCAACAGCCGCATCATTGCCGTATTGTTCAACGATATCGTCTTTGCTGACCCAATCGCCCACGATTGCCCATGTCATATCACTACCATCAAGCGCGCGGCTCAACGGGTCGATATAAACGGCATGAGGGTTTTGCACCGGCATGAATTTGGGCTCTTGGTTGAATGATAATTCACTCACATAATCAGTCACCAAGCGATAAAAACCAATCCCACCATACACGGCATTTTCTGCGGCTGTGTCGTAGGCGGATTCTGCGTCCGTGGCTTCTTCAGTGTCTTTAATCAAGCCTTCAATCAAATTGGCTTTGTCCGCGTCTGCCCCATTATCCACAGGCACAACTTTAGCCTGTGGGCGATTTTGACGCTGCGTATTAATTTGCTGACGGCAATAAGCACGGCACATGTTAAACTCAAGGCTAGGCTTACCATCATCTTTGCGCTTCTGGACTTCGTGCAAGCCCCACTGAGCGCCCTCAACCGTGACAAACTCCTTATCTTCAACGCCGCGCTGATAGTTTTCTTGCCAATAGTCTTCGGCTTGTTTCAAGCGCGTTTTGATTTCATCTAATATTTTATCGCTCATTAACTCATCCAGCCTTTTTTCAGCGGTTTTGGTATGGCCTTAACTTTTTGCTTACCGACCAAGCCTTTTTGAATGGCGAAACGGCGCATCATGTAGGCGTATCGTGTCGCGTCCATCAAGTCATCACCTGTCTTAACGATTTTGCCTTTTTCATCGCGGTGGTATTGCAAAAATTCATTAAACCAATCGCGCAGGCCCGCAAATACTTTAAACTTACCCGCACGCATCAACAAAAGAATTTCAAGTAAGCCAGCTTCAACGCCATTGGAACCATCTGGCCAAGTGGCATACTCGCCAAGCATTTTAAATCCAGCTTCTTTGTAATATGCTTTTTGCTGCTTGCCTGAGCCTTTTTCAGTTTGCAGTCCGTCAAGCGGCCATGCGGTTGGTACATCTTTTGACCATGATTTTGTCGCTGTCCAAGCCTGATCGGGTGAAACTTGTCGCTGCTTCCAACCATGCGTCACATAAAACATATCGTTTTCGGTGTCTATGGCTAACTGAATCTGTGCTTGCGGGTGGTCCCAACCAAAGTCCATGCCATCAATCAGCATGAAGTGGTCAGGTATTTCAAATGGGTCACACGTAATAAACTCTTCGCTTAAGTCATAGATACGACCATGCCCAAGCATTGGAATACCCTTAGTACGCATATCACGTTGGTGCGCTGGATAGGATTCAAGCAATGTCTGCTTAACGCTTTCACTCAAGTGAGGCGCGTCATCCCAACCGGCGTTAAGCATAATTTGCCCAGTTGCAGGATTATCCATAAACTGGACAACCAATTCGGTGCGCCCATTCTCAGGGGTAAACGTCAAAATACCGCGCCCACCACGTCCTTTATCGCCTGTAGCAGTACGCGTTAAAACCTGTGGGTAAATCGTTTGGTCTTTCGGCTCTTCGTCGATATGAAACCAATCAACGCTGTCACCCATCAAAGCGTGCTGACCTTGGCTATATGACCAAAATTGCACCGTTGAAACGCCATGTTGGACATCACCACCGCCACCATGACGCACATACACGGTTCGCATCGCGTTTGGTGTACCTGTCATCGATTCGTGGTCAAGGATGTATTCAGGTGGAATTAAGCCACCAATCCAGCCGCTATCATCACGCCTACCAAAGATAGGCTTTTGCAAAAGGTCACGACATTTTTCACCAGAATAACCAAGTAGCCAAATGAGCGGCGCATGGTCAAATGCGTAACCATCCCACCAATCGGGATAATGACCAAGTGCATGAATAGAATCCATGTAAGTACCGGTCATGGTTTTACCGACGCGGTTAGCTGCCATGAAACACACCTGGCTGTAATCTGTAGTGCGCTTGACTAATTCACGTTGGATTGGATAGAGTTTTTCACCAAACTGCTTATAGCGATATACGTCATCGCGTCTGCGCTTTTCTTCAAGCAATGCCAATAGCTCAAGTTTTTTATCACGAGTTGCCATTCGTTAATGCCTGAATTTTTGCGTCTAGCTCATCATCTGAGATATTTTTAACGTCAAAAGTCACTTTGCTTTCAACTTTGTCGGTGAACATACCTAAATGCCTTGCGATATTATCCAACGCCTTCATTCGGTCGGTAGTTAGCACTTCAATACCAAACTTGCCTGCCTTAGCCCCTTGATACGCTAATTTGGCTTGTGGGCTTAGGCGGTCTGTGTCGTGTAGATGGATAGTAGCATTGCCAAGTCCACCGCACTCAGGGCAATTTGGATTAGGCGCACGTTTGTGATTAAAGTCATCGCCACCAAATGCAGGGCGTGATGCTTGCTCTTTGTCTGCCGACTCACAAACCCGTTGCCATTCTTTTGGCGTGTATTGGTATTCATGGTCAACGCCCCAGCAGTAGCGACAATTGACATTGAGCAACTGGCTGATTTCGTTGTAATCAACGGTTGCCAAGTCGTGCCACATTTTGAGCACATCGTCTTGGGTAATTTTGGTACGCTCGGAGCGTTCGGCCTTGGCTTGTTCGATTGCTTGTTGAATGTCTACTTTTGACAGCAACCGATTGCCTTCACGGTTAGCTGTTTTTGGCGAATATCCCGCACGAATTGCGGCTTGTGTGGCGTTTAAGTCAATAAGATACTCATCGACAAATCGTTGTTGCTTTGGCGTAAGTTTCGCCATGCTTACGCTCCTTATAAAAAAAAGACCTGCAACCCATCGCTAAGATTGCAAGCCAAGTGATAGACAACAAAAAAGGCGATAATCTTTCGACTTCGCCTTATGTATAACTTATTTCAAATTTAACACAATCTTACCTAGTGCTGGGGTCAAAATCAAGGTTTTTATAAACTATTTTTTCAGCTTGTTCCAACATCTTGCCTGCGATTTTATGGCAAACAAATTTCTTTCTCGGGTCATCATCTTTCATTTTAACCTGCTTTGGGTACTCGAGCGGTGTTAGGTACCATTTCGCAATGTCACGCAGTGATGCGTCCTTGACGTATTTTAAAAAAAGAACTTCATACAACACCAGCCAATTTTTCTTCAAAACCAATACGGCTTTATCAATCGCCAAGGCTTCTTCATCAGTAATGTTTGGTTCCCGATTATTGCCAGTATGAAAGCAACCATTAGCGCGCATCAAAGCACACATCGGCGTGCTATGGCGCTCATAACCTGTGTGCCTTGCCCACTTTCCCCATTCTTCGATTTTGTTAATCATACCTCTCTAACCTCTTTCCCCAGAATTTCCCACATCAATTTACGCTTAATTTTATAAACATCCGTTCTCATGCCCTTGGCATCCTCGATGACTTCGCAATCTTTTTCGATATCCCAATACACAAAATCCGCAACATACGTCGTTTTTCGCTGAGTCTGACCACCGATACGAGTGGTTGGCAGCAAGTCATAAGTCACTTGGCAACATAGGTTTTTAATCTTGCCAGCGCGTTGCAATAACTCAAGCTGCTGAAAGCGTCGCATCTCTTTTTTGCTGTCGAGCCATTTGCCGTTATACTGGACTCGGATGTTTTTATACTTGGATTTTTTCGGCTTGGTCTCTTTTGTGGTCCCGCGCTGAGAGAAAAGCTTTTTTGCTTGTTTCGGCGTCATGATTGCTGTCACTACTCACTCCCTAAAATTAAATCGCCAAATTCATGTTTAATTGCCCGTCCATCTAATCGCCATTTTGCCCACTGCGCTGGATGCAAGTTCTCGTTGAGTTGGCTCTTGGTGATACGTCCGCTAATGTACTTGATTGTTTTAAGCTCGTTGGTCCTGTTGTCGCGCCAAGTGAGCTCGCCCCGCTTAACCGCACAGACGTAGTAGCCTGTGCTTGTTAAACGGTGGTTTGGGTGACTAAGGTGGGTCATGCTCTTACCACCGCGTAACTTTGACCATAATCAATACGAGTATCAGGATATTGTTCAGCCATATCTGTAGCCAGCTTGTATAGCAATTTAGCCATCTCAAACGCATCAAGTGGCTCATCATGAGTAAAAGTTTCGACTGCCTTATTTTTTGGATTGTCATAGTCAACCAAGTGAATTGTGATACGAAAATTACGCTCAACTGGATCGCCTTTTTTGATACCAAGGCGCTTGATTGACTTGGTATATTCCTTGCCCAAGATGGTGGTCGAGTAATACTCCCAATCACCGGCATACGTTGTGTGATAGATCGCATCTTCGACGGTATCACGCTGTCCCAAGCTCATTTTCATGAAGCCATAGAATTTATCGCCTTCGCATTTGTGAGCCCCTGGCAATTTGTATGGGTCGATTTTTTTGATTTGTGCTAGGTTCATACTTAAAGCTCCATCACTTTTCGGTTTTGCTGACGATAACTTTCCCAGTCACAGCGAATAATGACCAATTTTTCACAAATTCGATCCCATGCTCTATCGCCTAAGAACTGCTTTACTTGGTCATCATTCATGTTGCTAGTAATCACCGTTGGCAGTTTTTTATATCGACCATCTAAAATTTCACTAAAGCGCTCACGGTCAATTTTGGCTTGGCGCTCACTAATTCCGGTATCGTTCTCACCCAAGTCATCAATGACCAGTAGCGGATTTTTGATATAAACATCCAAAAATTCTTGCTCACTGTCGCTGTAATCAAACTTAGCTTCATTAGCCCCGCGGGTGATTTCACTTGAGCGCGAAAACAAAGCTTTTCTGACTTTGCGCGCTTTGTAACCAATCGCAAAAATTTCATTGATTAAACAAGCAGCAAGCATGGTTTTGCCTGTGCCGGTATTGCCCAGCAATAAGACATTGGGAAGGGTACTGCGCTCACCATTGGCGAATTTGACCGCGTAATCTTTCAAGAAATCAACAATCTTGCCCTGACGCTCATCTGTGTAGGCATCGTAATCACTAAAACGCATTTTCGATAAATGATTTGGCAAGTTGACCGCTGAATGACCAATCTTCCAAGCTTGATTAAATTCATATTGGTTTTTTAGGTTGTCTTGCTCTTTTTGGCAAAGCTGACAAACAACGCTTTCAATTAGCTTGGCACTCACGGACATTTCGTTAAAACTAACTTCACCATGATTTGGGCAGTTGATCGTCACACTAACTTTGCGAAAGAAAAAATCCCCGATCATGGCAGTTCTTTCGACTTCTGCTTGTTTCAAAACAGGTAAGGCTTCAAGTTGGTTAAAATTCATGATTCAATCCTTAGCAAAAAAAATCATCAAGTGACGATACGTTGGCAGTGACTGGTTCTGATACTTTGCCCCAGTTTTGTTGATTAACTGCCAATGAGCTGCTAACGGATTTAGCTGCATTGGCTTTGATGAGCTGCTGATCAAGTTGCTCATCTGAGCGAATAACCAATTCAATACGAACTTGGCCATTTTGTTGATGCCAAGTGCTGTTAGCGACAAATTGCATTGCCTGGATAATTTGTTCTGGTGTGTGAGTTTTTAATCTCTGACCAATGTGAGATTTTCTTTTTGGGTTTAATTCAATTTTTTGATTTGTTAGTTTTAACCAAGTGTTAAATATTTCTTGAATCTGCAAATCAAGTTTTGATGTTTGTTTTTTTGGTTTTTGATTTTTTGAATTTTTAAGTTCAAAAACTCGCGCTCGTATTTCTAGTGTATTTGTATAAGGTAATGTTCTAGTGTAATGTTCTAGTGTGTGTGAACTTTTTTCACCAGTTTTGGAAAAAACTTCACCAGTTGCAGGAAAAAAGTTCACCAGTTTTGGAAATTTTTTCACCAGATTATTATTTTTATCTTGTGAACTTTTTTCACCAGTTTTGGAAAAAACTTCACCAGCTAATTGCTCACATTTTTCAATATTAAGGGTGATAATATTGATTTTTCTTTGACTACCAACAACGAAAATCAAGCCCTTATTTTTTAATTCTTCTAAACTATCAATCACACTTCGATTGCTCAAACCAAGTTCTTCTTGAAACTGAGAAATAGAGATTTTGTCAGTTGATTTATTCCAACCAAATGTTTTTTCATATATCACATCCAAGACAAAAAACTCACTTGCTTTTAACTTAGACTTATGGCGAAGTTTCCCCCACCATTTCGGCTTGGCTGTGAATCTGTCCATTTTGAAAATCTCTTGATTTATCATTGCTGTCATGATTTAATATCCCTGCTAAGTGATTTATTTATTGATTGATTGATACCAAACCCAAACGATTGCCGTCGTTTGGGTTTTTTCATGCGCGCTTAAAGCCGTTGACTAGATACTTTTTATTAGCATCCTTAATAAAGCGATTGTCTTTAAATGCCACCAACTCACCGTTTTTAACCATTTTTTGACATTGGTCATGCACCGAGCGGCGGCATGACATATCCTTAATATCGCTTGGGATGATTTCCCCGAATATGTTTAGTTGGCGATATATCAGAGTTTGCGTATTAACCTTGCCGTAATCTGCCCAAACATTAATTGCTTTTGCATTGCTTGGTTTTTTAATTCGGTCCATGCCGTTACCATGCTTTTTAAGCCACGCATCAGTATCAGCTACGCTAATTTTTGACTTCTTTGGTCGGCTCGAATGTTTGGCCAATGGATCATGCTTGCTGTATTTATCAAGTTCGCTCATCACACACCCGCCTTTGGCATTGGCACGTCTTTGGCCACAAGTAAACCATTCAACATAAATACATGGCTATCAGCCTGCTTGTTGTAATGCTCATCTTGTGGGTCGATGACATGAGCTTGCGCTTTGTTGTCAGTCATGATCACTTCATGGCAACATCTGCCTTCTGTGTTATTGCAGAATTTGCAGTCGTCTGGATTGAATTTAGCCACCGATATCTCCTATCGAAATAAAATCTGTAAAAACTCTGGGCTTTCTGCCGAGTTCTTTAAAATCTCTTTAAATGCTTCAGCAATGACAGGCGAGCACATCAAGTCATCTTTATCAGATAGTTTGATGCCAAGGACAGCGGTCAAAACGGCAAAAAGCTCAATGCGACCTTCGCTTTTGAGTTTTGACATACTGCTTTCACTTATCCCAACTTTCTCACCCACTTCTTTTTGACCAATCTCGGAAAGTCGAGTCAATAAAAGCCGTTCGTTCTTTCGTGCGATTTCCTGTAGCTCAGGTGATAATTCACTTATCGGTTTATGGCACATAGGTCGCTCCTAGGCGGTTTCGAGTTGTTGTTGTCGGACATAATCCCAGTTGATATCTGGGCGTAATTCTTCTGCGGTCACTTGACCATCAGTTGCTGCTTCAATAGCAAGGCATCTTTCTTTGGGTGGTCGATTGACATCCCACTTGCTAACCGCCCAAGGCGTGATGCCAATTTTTTTAGCAAGCTGAGAGTGATTGCCGAGAATCGAAATAGCTTTTTCTAGAGCTGTTTGCATAGCGAATCCTTTATTAACTACTTTAAGTAGTAATAATACTACTTTTAATAGTGGTGACGCAACCTTTTTAATAAATTACAATCAGTTAACACTACTAAGGGTAGAAAAATGGCAGAAGAATTTAAACACTTAGAATTTGCAAAGCGTCTAAACAGCTTGATGGATAGCAAAAATTTATCCATTCAGGACATTAGTGATAGGACGAAAATAAACTATGAAATGGTTAGGCGTTATACCAAGGGTATGGCAAAACCGCGTGATGCTGGCATCGAAAAATTAGCCAAAGCATTGGGGACAACATCGGCGTATTTAGACCATGGGCAAGAGCCGCAATCTGTTCTTGACCAAATCCGCGAACTTGATAACGTCCGCGTTGATTATGGTGACGATGACGATAGCGGCATCAGAATACCCATCTATGATGTTTATTTTTGCTGTGGTGATGGCGATGCAGAGGACTTTGCCTTTGAAGAAGTTAAAGGTGACAGGATATTTCCCCCGCACTTCTTTACCGACAAAGGCGTCAAGCCTGAAAACTTTAAACTGGTATGTGCTAAAAATGACAGCCAGAAACCATACATCAACGAGCATGACATAGTGGGCATTGATATATCTGACCGCGAAATCAAAGACGGTGAAATGTACGCGATTTTGCTAGACGGTGAGCGTATGTTTAAGCGTATCTTTCGTGAGCCTGGGAACGTGCTTAGATTGCACTGCTACAATCCAGACTACCAAGACAAAATCGTGACCGCTGAAAATCACTCAAGTTTGGTGATTGTGGGTCGTGAAATGTATAGAGCTGGATAATTGCTATGAGATTATTTTATTTACCACTTATTTTGATGATTACTGGCTGTAATGATCCAAACGAAAAGGCAGAATATGGCGACTCAGGTTTGCCAAAAAATTGCCGAGCAATTGTGAAAGCTAATATTGAAGAATATCAAAAAGTTAAACAGGAAATGCATGACACAGAGATGCAATTAGGTGCCCGTTATGGTAATGATAGTTATGAGTATCGTGGCGAAGCAATAGATTACCATTTGATAGCTGAACAAAAAATTAATGATATTTTTGAGTCGCTAAATAGAAACTGTGGGGAATACGGTTATTCATGGGGCAGCAATAAATGATATTTAATGGCTATACCAAACCCAAACCAATCCTTTCAGGCTGGTCATTAGATAATGTTGACCCTGACCACTACTTCATTGTTTGGTTTATCTACAATGCTGATCTGATCACGCCAGCGACCAGAGCAAAGGGTTGGTGTGTTTATCGAGAGATTGAACTAGACTTTTAACTATGAGATGGATTTGGTTGATTTTGTGGACGTGTGTTGCAGGAATATGGATTGCTGACATTGTCGCTCTTTTCATTGTAAGACCAGTGTTCTTGTCAACGTGGTTAGCAGCACTTTCTTACGCTTGGGTGCCGTTTAGTTTGGTTTATATTGCTCAGTTGGTGGTGACGGGGCGAAAGGTGCCGTTTAGGGTTTAGTTGGATTCGATATATGAAGAAAAGCTTATGGCGCAAAATCAAAGAATGGTATTACGGCGATTTCCGAATGGAGGGTTTCGTCTTATACAACCATAAGCATTGGACTTCAAAAATAGCTAATGTCTTGATCAAGTTCTGGCTGAAAGAATGGAAGTGGATAATTGGTATTTCAATAGCAATAATTGGATTAATATTAAAAATTAAGCACTAACAGTCACTGCTATTAATTTATCAAGCATTACGATTATTGGTCATAAAGTTCTTTCTCAGTTGTCCAATCTTCTAATTTTACAATGTAATATTTATCAATATGATAAAATTACAAATACTATTTAAATAACTTATTTATAGAGGAGGTGCAAGATGTCAATCAATGTTGATCCAAATACATTGAGTTATTATGTGCAAAATGCACAAATTCCTCTTGAAGAATTAAGAGTTAAGGTTCCGAATATTGACAAGTTTTTAAGTGGTGAAAGTCAACCAACTTTCAGCCAACTTTCTAAAATCGCTGCTAAGCTTAATATTCCAACCGGATTATTACTTCTTAAACGAAATGTCGATATCAAGAAGGAACGTTTGGAGTTTAGAAAGCTCAATGCTGCCGAGCCTAATAGCATTAGCGAAAATTTGCGTGATATTATTATTGATATGCGAGACAAACAAGACTTCTTGCGTAGTGAGATTGATTACACTTTAGACTTTATTGGCACCTACACCATAGAGCATGATCCAATGACGGTTGCCGAAGGGATTAGGGAAAAGCTTAATATCCCAAAGTACTTTCAATCTGAATTAGATAGTAGCGGCAAAGTCATAGAATATATCCGTCAAAAAGCTAATAACATAGGTGTATTCGTATTTGCAAATGGCGTGGTCAGAAAAAATACCCATCGCCCGCTAAATATTGAAGAATTTCGCGGCTTTGTTCTCTCTGACAATAAGGCTCCTATTATCTTTATTAATCAAAAAGATAGTAAAAATGGACAGATATTCACTATCGTTCATGAATTAGTTCATCTGTTTATTGGACATGATGACATTTTTACTGTGATTGATACGGGTGATTTCATCTTTGATAAAGTTGAAGCGTTCGTTAATAAAGTCACCGCTGAGATACTCGTGCCTACAGAAATATTCTTAGAGTTTAATACTTTAGACACTGAATTTTTAGCAAAAAAATTTTTTGTAAGCCAATTTGTCATTGCACGACGTTTATTGAGTTTAAATAAGATATCAAAAGTCGATTATGGTGATCTTATAGCCACCTTGGAACGAAATATCCAAATTAACCTTTCAAAAGAGAAAAAGGAAGGCAATGGTGGTAATTATAATAATGATATCAAATTCAAAACGGATAAAAGCTTTTTGGCATATGTTACTCAAGCGGTCAATCATCATCGCATTACTTATACAGATGCCTTTAATATTATTGGCGTTGGGTACAAAGGCTATAAAACACTTTTAGGAGCAAATCATGGCTAAGTATTTGCTCGACACTAACATTTTCATTAACTTTTACGACCGTTACTATCGCTTGGATTATTTCCCGAGCTTTTGGCAATGCCTTACTGATGTTCTTAATAACCATGTTATAATTCCAAATATAATTATGGATGAGACCTATCAAAGTGAAGAATTTAGAGATTGGATTAAAGCTAATTATAAAAGCGCTTTCTTAAACCACAAACAATATGCGGAAGACTGGGCTGAAGTCATTGAGCATATCGCTAGCCATGATTGCTATAGTGACCTAGCTTTGACAGATACAAAAAGTTGGACACGCGAAAAAATTGCTGATGGATGGATTATTGCTATTGCCAAAAAAGATAACCTAACAATTGTAACCGCAGAAACAAAAAACCCTAGCCTCAGTAGCAATCAGCCTAGTAAATCTCCAAAAATTCCCGATATCGCTCAAGACTTTTGCATTCCTTGTATTAACATGAACGAATTCTTCCAAGAAATAGATCTAAAGATCTAATTCCTACTTTTCTCACCCACTCCGGTGGGTTTTTTATTGCCTGTACCCCATCTTTTACAATTCCTTACAAATAACTGACCCGCTTAAATGCGGGTTTTTTAATAGTAATTTAACTACTTTTGATAGTTTAAGCTACTTTTAGTAGAAATATTCACTACTTACTATTGCATATTACTACTTTAAGTAGTATTATTTACCCATCAACACGATAAGCCGATTATCGCGAAATTCAATCAAAACTTAGACAAATTTGAGCTAGTTACTCAAACAGTAACGCGGTGCTGAGAACCGCCAAGTGTTACTCACTTACTGCTATTTCGACGAGATAGCAGTTGGGGATTAATAAACCCGATTGACTGCCGTAAGCAGTTCCACCCTTAACAATTGGAGTTATTTATGAATCTTAAAGCACTTGAACTGCCAGAAGAATTAAAAGACGGTTTTCTTGAAATGATTGCCAAGCGTGAAGCGCAACAAGCGATGAATCATGCAGTAGAAACATTAACCAATGCTGTTTCCATCGTTGCCTTAGCTAACGCTGAAAATCCACCTGCCTTAATCAAGCTCGCTGTTCAAAAAATTGATGCTAATACCGACCAGTTTTCAGAAGACGAGGGCAGCGAAAAAATAATGCGCGAAATGCTTATTGATGTTGCTAACGCGCTTGAAAAAATCGTTACCAATCCAGTCGCTAAAACTGGTAACGGTCAAGCGCTATCAGAAGCACTGAAAGCAGACAATGCAGAACGTATGGCAGAAGAATAACTTTTCTACAGTCAACAAAAAAGCCCTGCAACTTTGGACGGTGACAGGGCTTTACTCAACTTATAAGGAGTGACCAAATTATGGCACAAAAACCAAAAACACGCAAATTTGAAGTGTTTTATCGTGATTTACGATACCCAAAAACGCTTTTAAGTACACCGGTCGAAGCATTTAACCCAACAGCAGCGCGTGGCGCGGTGCGTTGGGATGCCTGCAAAGATGGCATCGACATTTCAATTAGCAAGGTTGTCGAAATCAAAGAGGAGTCTGCCGCATGAAAGATAAACTTTTTATCGTATTGGGCAAGCTTGCCTTCGCTGTGCTGTGTATCTTGGCTTTTTTGGCGGTAGGTAAATTTGTCGGCTATGGCATTGTCACGGCATGGGACAGACAAGCGCAAGGCGAGCAATCGTATATCAGCAATCATAAAGCTGATATCCAAGCTAACTGGAATAAGGAATAAGCCATGAATATCAGAATCGATATTGAGCAGGTGCGCAAAGTGGTAAATCCAGAAACTTTTTTTTGCTACTTTGGCGCAGTCCTAATCGCAGACAGCGGCGCTGGTCAAGAGACCCACTATGCCATTAAAACCATCACCAACAAAACCACGCCAAAAGAATTTTTTGTGAAAAAAGATGGGAAGTGGTTGCCACACGCTAACAAAGAAATCAATGCGCAGTTAACCGAGAAGTTTACTGAGTTTATGGATTTGTCAGGCGGACGTTGGGATAAGACCGAGCAACCAAACCGCTTAAAGCTACATTTTGAAGATGGCATGACAAAAAACCGTGATCCCAATGCCATGCTCACTGTTATGAAATTTGACGGCATATTTAACGGTCAATTTATCCGTGTTGAGTATGACGAATACTTTACCCGACCTTTTGACTTATCTAGCGACTGGACAGCGTTTGAGCCATCGAAAGATGATAAAAAGCAAATCGACGCCTTCCCTCGTGGTGTTCAACGCTATCTGAGCAAAAAGACCACGGCTATCAAATACCAAACGATGCGCAAAGCTAGTGTGGTTTTCTGATGAATATCAGCGATTACTTTATCCCAGAGCCAAGCGAAGATGACTTGGCTTTAGAACAGTATCAAATTGAACTTGAGAATCAACAAAAGGAACAATCTTATGTCAAACCTAGCCGAACTAATGCCAGCATTACCAACGACTGCACCAGCCACGACTGCCCTTTCTAATAACACGGGTGTGTTCCAATTTAATAACTTCAATGACGCAATGAACGCCGCTCAAGTATTAGCAAACTCTACTCTTGTACCTAAAGACTATCGTTTTACTTACGAAGTCAAAAAAGGTTATGGGTATGAAGCAACCACAGAGTGGGTAAACAACCAAAACGCAGCCGCAAACTGTCTTATTGCGCTTAACATGGCAAACCGCATGGGCTATGACCCGCTCATGATTATGCAAAACCTACATATCATTGAAGGTCGCCCAGCATGGTCAAGCCAATTTATCATTGCGGCTATCAATGCCTGCGGCAAATTCTCACCACTTCGCTTCGAAATCATGAACCACGGCATGACCGATGTGGAGTATATCGAAACATACTGGGAAAACAAGAAAAAGCAAACACGCCAAATCAAAACCCAAATTGAAAACGTATCATGCGTGGCATGGGCAATCGAAAAAGCCACCGGCGAGCGTATCGAATCTGCCAAAATCGACATGGTAATGGCGATCAAAGAAGGTTGGTACCAAAAGAACGGTAGCAAATGGCAAACTATGCCAGACCAGATGTTGCGTTATCGTGCAGCCGCCTTCTTTGGTCGCATCTATGCACCAGAGATTTTGATGGGTATTTATTCAGCCGATGAAGTACGCTATTTTGTTGATGTGACCCCAGAGCCCGCACCACAGCCAGCCGCACAGCCAAAACAGCAACAATTACCCTGCTACGATATCAAGCCGCTATTATCGCAAATCGAAGCGATTACCACGCTTGAGCAAGTTAGACCGCTTGGTGAGCATATCAAGGAACTTAGCGAAAATCCGAACGTTAATCTTTGTGGCGATGACCTGCCAACGCTTAGAAATGCTTTGACCGCCAAGCGTGATGCCATCAAAGCTCAACTCGAAAGCGCTAAGCCGGATACCGTTGTCGAAGCAGAGCCGATTGCCAATGATGAGCCAGTCAGCGAGCCGAAAGAAAAAGCCACGTTGACAGGTGAAAAAAAGGTTGCCAGCGACCTGATGAAACTAATCAGCGGCATGACGCTAGATAATGTTAATGATGTTCGCGCTGAACTATACGCTGCCCAAGCGCAGTTAAGCGAGGCAACCTTCAATCAGCTAGATGCAGTGCTTGAAAGCAATCTTGAAGCATTGACCCAAGCCTAACCAAAAAAGTGCCACTGGCAACGGTGGCATTTACTATTTATCAATAAGTGAGCGAATTATGAAACTACAAGATTTTTTAAAGTGTAAGAAAGTGCGATGCGTTAAGGCTTATGACGATTGCCTGAAAATTGGCAAAGAATACGATGTTATAGATATTAGCGTAGAAATAAAGGTAAAAGATGACGAGGGAAATTTTCTTTACTGGGAATTTGACCATTTCGAGCCAGTCCTAGACTCAGCAGAAAATCCACTGCAAGATATGAAACTAACGCCTGAGTTTGAGGCGGTAGAGCCAGTCCTATCCGATAACTGCCAAGTTAATACACAAGATACCGGTACTGATATCTTAGATACTAACGCTGATATCAAAGATACGCCGAAGTTTAAGGTTGGGGACATGGTTTATATGCCGGGCGACCATAGAGTGTTACCCATTCTTTTTAAAAACGGTGAATGGTTTGGTGTTTCACACGAAGAAGTCAACCCTGAATACCTATTACATGCAACCCTCGAAAACTACGAACTACTTTGCAAACTACATCCGCATATCGAATTTGAGCAGCCACCTACACAGGAAGATATCGACAATGAAGCGGTGGATAAACTAGCCGAAGCTATGAAAAACAAACTGGCTAAGAAACGTGAGCAAGGTTATCACGGTTGGGCAACTTGTAAGCACAGCGATTTGGTGCAGTTGCTCATAAATCGCGTTGACAAAGGCGACCCGATTGATGTTGCTAACTTTTGCGCCTTTTTATTTGCAAGAGGCGAGCAGCTAACACAGGCGGTACTTGATGAATAAAAACCGCCAACGCCGCCATCAATTCTACTACGAGCGCTTAAAGCGCGAAAAGTTGAATTATGAGAAGTTTAAAGAGGCAGTCAAAGCGCCGCCTATTGATATTAATTTGTTAACTAAGGGGAAATTAAATGCTAGAACGCACAACACAAACGCAAACTGACGCGGTTGAGCGCCCATTAACGCTGATTGAGAAGTTGGCGAAAAAGAAAGCGTCATTAGAGCATACCGTTATGCCCAGTAAATACTGGATAGGCTTTGGAATTGATACTGCCATCAACATCGTCAAGCAGCACCAATCATGGCGCAAAATGCCAAGTGACGAAAACCCTCAGGATATGCAAGCGTATAACTTGTTGCTCAAAAACGACAGCGCTGAATACCCTACTCTTTATAGCGTGGGATTGTTTAGACAGTATGCAAGCGGTCATGTATGGGTAAGTCTAGTTGAAGCTGAGAAATACATTGATGAATCAAAAATCTTAGCATGGCAGCCGATGAATGAGCCGAGCAATGATTTTTTTGAGAGTCTAGAGCAACCACCAAGCGAGCCCCAATACCTAATATCAAAAGGCGGATACTGGTACCGCCCCAATGCTAAAGGATATACGGCTTCAAAACACGAAGCAGGACGTTTCAGTAAAGAGTTTGCCGAGCGACACGCCAAAGAAGTTCCGGAAGTTAGAATATTTGAAGATAAGGAGAACAGTTAAAATGATACCACGCAAAAAATGGGCAACTTACACCGCCCACGAAAAAGAACTGATGAAAACGGCGGTCACTCATGCGAGTCCAGATGAGTACTTTACACCTGAGTATGCAGCCGCTTTTATTGGCGTCTCACCTCGCACGCTGCAGAGTTGGCGCGACAATGACAGCGACAAGCTTGAGTACTCAAAACCGTGTCGCAGCGTCGTACTCTATCAAGCAAGAGTCCTACACGGATTCTTACAGCGCATGACTTACAAATGTACTGCCAACTATCGTAAAGCCAGCTAA